GGTGTGTCATAAGCTTTCTTTTTTACATAAGATGATATTTGTCCTTTATACATAGTTGCATTAAGACAAGCAGATTTTTCATCAATATCTTTAACTAAACTACCTCTCTCTCTTCCCGCAAACTCATTTTTTAAGTACTGAGGTCTTTCACCCCAATCTTCTGAGGGCTCTAATATATCTCTTAAAACAATTCCTAAGTCTTTTGGTTGCTCGATGTTTGGTATGTTCGTCCAATATAATCTGTTTCTACTTTGAGCTGATACTAAAGCTGAATTAATTTTTATTGGTTCGATACCAAACAAACTTCCGTTATTACATTCTGGATATATATCTGACACTTGTTCCGAGATAACATTTTGAAACTCTTTCTTCATACGAACATTCTCAAGTAAAAAATACTTAGGTTTAACCTCTCTTAACAATCGAACAAATTCAAAAAACAATGCAGAGCGTGGATCATCAAAAGCTAATTGCTTACCCGCAAAAGAAAAACCCTGACAAGGGCTACCAGCAACTATTAAGTCTATGTCATAAATAAAATCTGAACCCGTAATATCTTTAATGTCGCCGAGGTGTATTGTTTCTGGAAAATTTTTTCTAGCAACTTTAATAGCATACTTATCTATTTCACTTGCATAATACCTATCTACTTTAATACCTAAATTTTTTAATGCAATTTGAGTACATGACATTCCGTCAAATAAACTAAGTACATTCATTTATTTATATCCAACATTTATAATGAATACCTTCGTCTTCATGACGACTGCAAAAAACACAAAAACCATCCTCATCAAAATGATCCATTGACTCTTCATACTCATGCTGTGCTGCGAGGTATTCTTGTTTGCTCATTTCATATTCTTTATCATTTTGCATATTAATCTCCTTCGTTTAATATATTTAATATATGGGATAAAATGGATTAAATCAAGAACTAAATTTAATAATCTTCGTATGTATCAATTCGAGGACAACCCGGTTCTTCTACCCTTATTGTCATTAACATTCCTTCGTCATCATATCCTGTGCCTATATATATTGGAACACAACCTACGTCTTCTGATGTTGTGCAACCAACCAACGACGAAATTAAAGATACAAATACAACTAAAACAAATAAATTAAATATTACTTTTAGCATTAACATAATTTCTCTCCCTCATTACTTCTGCTACTTGATGGTTAATAAAAATTAGAAAATCATCTGTTAACTCTTTTCTGTATGGAGTGCCGTCAATCGTAATCAACATGTACTCCATATTAACAGAAACAAATATTCTAGGTTTCTTTTTCATTTTAATCTCCTTGCCAAGCAAAGCCGTGCTGTACTGTGGTACGCAATGCGTGGGAATGCCGTGCATTGCCGGGGACCGCATAGCCCAGCCATGATTAAGTATTTAACTACTTAATTTCATTGTGTCCCAATCAAACTCTTGAGCCTTTTTACGAGCTAAAGATTTTGTTTTTGCAACACCAACACAAACCCAACGACCAGAATACCAATCCCAATCTTTATAATCTTGGAGCCTTAACTTTGCCCAAACATTAAATTTTTTGTCTAGCATGCGTTGTTTAATCTCTATTATTTTTGGTTCTGTGAACCCTTTTTTCTTTTTACTTGCCATTTTGTTACCACATATTTTCCGAACGGACCTTTCTTGTCCGGTCTATAATCTCCCAATCCAACTCTTTTTCCTGCGTCGTCAACAATCTGTCTAAGTAATAATAATGATATGATGTCTGTATCTAACTCTAACGTAAAATCTAATTCCCAATCAAAAAATATAGGTCTAAATGCAAGTATGCGACCTCCTGTTGATGGTATGCGAACGGGACGACTATCAACGGACCATCCCTTTTTACTTTTTATTGGTATCATGCTTTCAATAATATTTACGCAAGCTGGTATCATAGACTTCTGTTGCGTGGTAACTGATCTGTTTTTTATTTTATGGAAACGACCACCTTCCATTATTGATGATGTAAGATTAGGTTGAGGTATGCATGGTTTCTTTTTATGCATATATAATTTTTGCTCACACTGTTCGTGCTCTGTTAATGGTTCTCCTTGATTGTTTGAACTAACTCCAGATGTTGCTGCGCGTGCTGCCTCATCAGTAAAGCGATTACACATAAGAGGTGAAACCCCTTGAAGTGTTATGTTGATGGTAACCATTAGTGTATTGTTTTGTTTTTATGTGTAATAAAATCATACTCTCGTATGACGACCGAAAGCAACTTAACTAATGTGTCTATTTTTTCTTCGTTAAACACACCTCTTCTTAATTCTTGTTGCACATGACTGGTTAAATTACCTAATGACTCAGCAAAGGCTTCAATAGCTTCCTCTTCTGTGCCTTGATAGGTAATTATTTCCCATTCTTCTTTAAATTTATCACTCATGAGTGTCATTATATCATTTTCCTTCTGTTTGAATAGGTGTTTTTACTTCGTAGGTTGGATGTACTAATAATATCTCATGTTTTATTATCTCTCTTCCAAATTTAGGATGCCATTCAACCTCTTCTTTTACAAAACTATCGGATGTGCCGTCATCAAAAAACGGACCGTATAATTTTTTATACTCTTCTCCGTCATCTTTTTTAAATGTAACAAGTACAGCAAATACTTTGTCATTTGGATCTGGTTCTAGATCTAATACTCTAACCATTATACCTCTCCTTGTTTTATTTCAGGGTTTCTGTACCATTTCCTAGTGTCTTCATCAAAGTATACATTTTGTGCTCTAATGGGCCTATGTGATACTTTTTTACCTTTACTAGTTCTTGTTTTACCAGGCATCATTCTTTTTGCCATTCTCATCTCCATTAAGTTGTAATTTTTTTCCCATATCTTAGATTTTAAATTTATTGTCATATTTCATTTCCCCATGAATCCCAACCATTTCTTTTATTCCTAGCAAATAATTCTATTCTCGGCTCATGTGACATCTTATCAAACACTTCAAAACTTTCTTCTGGCTTTTTAGAATGCTTAGTTCTTTTCGCATAAATAAGACTTGGTATATTTCTGTGTATAGGTTTTAAATTACCTTTTACTCCAAACAAACATAATTCATGTTGTCCTCTAAAATAATAACCAATTCCAAATCTATCTTTAGCCCAACAAAAATTTGTTACATATCTAAATCCCCAATTCTCCATAACTTCTAATCCATCTTTTAAAAAGTTATTTGTAACCCATAGATATAACCAACAATTATCATCAGCTAAACTGTTTACATCTAGGTCTTTTATATCTTTTGTTTTCATCAAAGGATAATGCTTATCTGCTCCTCTTTTTATTTTGCCGCCACCTTGTTCTTGCCAAGGAGGATCAGCTAGTATTGTTTTATATTTTCTCGATGGAAAATGTATCATTTAATAATCGCCCCATACTTTTGTCTTTGTACCACCGTGATACTCAACAGCATGACCTTCTTTAATTAATATTTGACAAATATCTTCACCATCTTCGGTATAGGGTATAGCCAATATTCTACCGTATTTTCCTTTACCTAATGATTTAATTTTTAGTTTTTGACTACATAGCTCTTTAAGTCTTGCGGATGCTTTCTTGCCGAGTGCTTTCTCTGCAAGGTCTCTGGTTCTTGATTCTGGTGTATCAATACCTGCTAAACGACATCTTTGTTTGTGCAGTTTAACATTAAAACCAAGATCAAGAGTAACGTCGATAGTATCGCCATCAACAACTCTTTCTAGTTCTGCATGATATATAAATGCTTCAATTTTTGTCATCAACAACCTCTTCTATTAATTCATAATGCTTAGAACCATTTATTAATATGTAATGACCTTTCTTTGGGTCCATGTTAATTAAATCCATCCACATTTTATCTTCAGCTAATTCTAATGAATCGGCTTCAACGATTTTTTCCATACTTGTTCGTATAGTTAATCGTATATTATACTCTGGCATTATATTTTCTCCTCTTTACGAATCAATGTATAACATGGTATAATATCTTATGTAAAGTATTTTATTTTATTACCAAAGTGCTTGACCACTTGACCACTTGCTCATTGAGCTAGTTGAGCAGTGGGCTAGCAGAGGTGCTTGTAAGTCATTGTTTTATATAGATAATAAAAAGTGCTTGTCCAGGTAGCTCAATTGGGTTATTTTAGGTGAGCAAGCACATTAAGTTATTGAAATATAAGGAAATGTTCAGCTTGTCCAGCTTGCCTATATAATATATATAGGTAGGGGTGGGCTAACGCCCCACCACCTACTAAACCTTACCGCAGGAGATTGACCAAATGGAAGAAAAAGTAGAAATTACAGAAACAGAAGATGTAGAAGAAAATCAATCGGGTCTGTCTGTAAACTTAACACAACAGCAACAGAAATTTGTTGAGAACATAGTGTACCATGATATGTCCCAGACCGAGGCTGCCCGAAGGGCAGGCTACAATCATCCCGCAGTACAAGCTAATCGTAATATGAAAAACAAGAGTATAATAATCGGGATAGAAGAATTAAGGTACGAGGCACAACATAGAAACCAGGTGACGCTGGATAGATCACTTCGGGATCTTAAATCAATTCGGGACGCAGCAGTTCTAGATGGAAGTTGGGGGCCAGCAATTAAAGCGGAAGAACTACGCATGAAAGCCGTCGGGCTACTCGTAGAGAAAAAAGCTGTGTTACATGGTCGGGTAGATACCCTTTCCAAAGAAGAAGTCTTAGAAGAACTCCAGAAGCTCCAGAACAAGGCTAAGAATCAATCGGGGATTGAATTAGATAAGTCGGGTAAGCTAATTACCAATTGATAGAAGGGTAACTAAAATAGTTACCCCTATAATAAGTTGAAATATTTCCCAATTAGTCATTTTTTCCTCCATTTTTCTTGTCTTTTGTTAAATTCTTTTGATTGTTTGGGTGTTAATCCACAAAAATAATTTAATAAATTTCCTTCATAATCATCAAATAATTTTTCTAATTTTTTATCCATTTCTTTTCCTCCTCGCCTCTATAACTTTATCAAAATCGTACTTAGAACAATATCGGGCTACCTCATCTTTATTTTTGATGTTAGCAAATTTCTTTAAATAGAAATTGTATAGTGACATTCTAAGTTTTAAATCGGGGTGTTGGTATGCCATAAAATGTTTCATTATTCTTCCTCCATAAATTCATTAATTTCGTTAGCACATTGACCACAAACATATCCTTCTTCAATATACTCGTCTTTATCGTTCATAATAAATCGGGAATATCGATCTATAAAACCAATACTTCCCCAACTACAATCTTGATTGCAATCTAAACAAAATTCCATTTTTTATATCTCCTCGTTTAAACAGTTAGAAAAACAATCTGAGCAACAATCTTTAGT